ATGATTGCCCTCGTGATTGCCGTCGTGGTCGCCTTTATGATCGCCTTGGTGATCGCCTATGATATCGCCTATGATCTCGCCTATGATCTCGCCTTGGATGTCCGCGTGGACTTCAGTAAGTACAAGTCTATTCATGTCCGACCTGCCTATCTTAATAGACTTTTCTAAAAACTCGATTTCCTCTTGTGTTAATTCTGATATTTTCATGTTCAATCCTTCAATTGATTAGTGAAGTGCTTAATATAATCTGAGTATAAGATAATGTCAACTATTGCAATAATAAAAAAAGCCGGCGATTAAACCGGCTAATGTTTAGTCTACTTAAACCGCACCTCATGCCTGCCTATGTGTTCGCCTAAATGATCACCCCAGTGATTGCCTATGTGATAGCCCTGATGATCGCCTACGTGATAGCCTATGTGATAGCCCTGATGATCGCCTTCGTGATAGCCCTGATGATCGCCTACGTGATTGCCGTGGTGATCGCCTATGTGATCGCCTATGTGATGGCCTTCGAGATAGCCACGATGATCGCCTACGTGATTGCCATAATGATCGCCTATGTGATGGCCTAAAAAAGAACCTTCAAGATCGGAATGGATTTCAGTAAGCACTATCCTATTCATATCCGACCTGCCTATCTTAATAGACTTTTCTAAAAACTCGATTTCCTCTTGTGTTAATTCTGATATTTTCATGTTCAATCCCTCAATTGATTAGTGAAGTGCTTAATATAATCTGAGTATAAGATAATGTCAACTATTGCAATAATAAAAAAAGCCGGCGATTAAACCGGCTAATGTTTAGTCTACTTAAACTGCACCTCGTACCTGCCTACGTGATTGCCTTCGTAAACACCATAATGATTGCCTACGTGACTGCCATGATGATCGCCTATGTGATTGCCTACGTGACTGCCATAATGATCGCCTATGTGATAGCCACGATGATCGCCTTCGTGATTGCCATGATGATCGCCTTCGTGTTTACCGAAGTGATTGCCTTCATGATCGCCTTCGTGATTGCCCCAATGAGCTCCTTCGTGATCGCCTTTATGATCGCCATAGTGGTCGCCCTGATGATCGCCTACGTGATTGCCTTCATGTTTACCGAAGTGATTGCCTACGTGATTGCCTTTATGATCGCCGTTGTGATCGCCGTTGTGATCGCCATCAATATCGGCATTCAGGGAAGTGATAACAATTTCATTATCCTCAGATCGACCTATTTCGATTGATTCCTCTAAAAACTTGATTTCCTCTTGTGTTAGTTCTGATATTTTCATGTTCAATCCCTCAATTGATTAGTGAAGTGCTTAATATAGCTTGGCTATAAGATAATGTCAACTAATAGTGTGAGACGAATTATTCCAATATAGGTCATCCATATCACTATCTAGATGATCGATATAGTGATCGGGTTCGCCCTCTTTGTACGGCTTTGTTGCAATCAAATAATTTATTCGATTTACAAAACGTAAGCCTTGCACAATGTATGTGCCTATATCGCTATCAACTACTGTCCACACATAGTCGGGTGATTGCGCCTTAACAAACTCAAAGTCATCACCATATGTCTCGAAATAATATTCATGGTTCTCGCCGTCTTCCCTGCGAACGGGCTTATACTTTTTAAAGAAAAAATCAGAATCTAATGTTATATCTTCCATATCTACTCCTTTACACCTCTTCCACGTCATGAAATTCAAAATCTTTTGAAGCGTCCCATCCAATACTTTCCTGCAAGTCTTGCAAAGCTATATCGCCAGCTTCCTCCTCGCTAGAGGCTTCTACAGTAAAGCTATAAGTAAGAGGTTCAGTAGGTACAAAACTAACACGATACTCTTTGGCTTTTGGCTCTAAGTCGCGCTCCTCTTCTATTTCAACTATTTGCCAATCTCTATGAACAACGTCTTTATTATGATACTCCGGTACTTCACCTCTTATAGTACAAGTCCCATAGTCATCTACCCTATCAAATACTTTTTTATGCGCCTCTTCCTCGCTATTAGCGTTTACGCGTACTACAAAACCCTCTTCAAAATGTACTCCTACTCTATATTCTTTCATGTTCAATCCCTCAATTGATTAGTGAAGTGCTTAATATAATCTGAGTATAAGATAATGTCAACTAATATACTGCGGACACAAAAAAGCCCGAATTAACGGGCTTTTGTTTGTTAGTTACGTCTCTGACTTCTATACTTTTTTGCCTTACTTTGACTTTCTTTTCGTATGAATTCTTTTTTAGCTTTTTTATAACCCTCTTCGCCACAATACATAGCCATCATTTTTTCTAATAAAAAAAACACTTATCCTACCTCCCGTTTTAGTTCTTCACGTGCCTGATCATAGGCGATTAAAAATAAATACTCCCCCAATGCTTCATAGGATTTTGCTGACCCATTCCAAGTAGCTTCCTGCACCAGCTCTTTTAATTCACCATCTCGATTGCTATATCCGACATTACCGCGCATGGCTTCACACAAAAGGTTTTGAAAATCTTGAAACAAAAAGTCTTCTATCTCTTCATTCATAAGTTTTTCCCATAATGTAGTTAACAACGTATGGGATTTTATCTAGCTATGTTGGAATGTCAAGTTAAATATGGCATCAAAATCAAAAGGGTCTTCCCCTTCATAAAAGGGCTCAACAGATAGCCCGTCTAAACGTAAGTCCACCACCTGACGTGCATGATAGATATAAACTTTAGCTTTCTTCATAGATCTTTTCTTTTGCCGAATCCATATCCAACAGCTTCCTTTATCATGCCTCGATAACCACGCGACTTGGTGAGGGCGCAACTCCACCTTATTACTGGTGGTGTGCTTAAGTTCAATAAAGTGAAATTTACCTATCTCGTCAAAAACTAATAGATCAGGAATCCCTGGGAGTGCCCACGTCTCCATCCTCGTGTGTATCAGATTCCTCGATGATTTCTCCATCGCTGATTTGATCATATTGTAGAAGCCCGACTCCGTTCGATTCTTCCTCGCTTCCCTCGGTAGCATCCCCTTTGGGAGTGACATCAATGACTCTGACATAATTTTCCTTTAAATCGTTTAGTGCTTTCATAACTTCATCTTTAGACATCGAATCGATGCTTCCATGCCTAATCTCAGCTTTGCTGATATAAATATCGCCCTGCGCCTGACCTCGGCGATACTCCGCTTGTACTGCGGCAGAATACGCTCCCGCTTCTAAAGCTTTATCTCGAATAATTTTTAGGTCACGCAGGTGACGCTGGTAATCAATACCAAACTTCTCATCTAATTCCTGACGATAAAGTTTGATCGCTTTACACACATGTGGATTATATATTGGATTAGTCAACCGGCTTGCCGCGGCTGTGGCAGTCTTAGCAGGATAGCCAGCATTTACGGCGGCTTCGGTTTTAGTTATCTGCCCGTCTTTACTCACCAGCTCTCTAACAAAAAGTTCTTGCTTACGGGTGAGGGGGCTATCGGCATGTACTCTTGGTCTTCCACCAAGATTCTTAGTTTTCTGTTTTTCAGGCATCATGGGTCAAAAATTGCTTAACGTTAAGATGGTCTAAGATAATGCCCTATATAGTAATTTATTTCAGAAAAAAAAAAAAAAAAAAAAAAAAAAACGTCTGGGACATTAATAGCAAAAAGGCTAGTTACGCAAACTCTGGTTACTCCAAAATAACGTAACTACACTTATGTAACTAAAATATCCTTATATATAAGGGACTTACGAGCAAAGTTACACAAAACACACCGTTACGCCTATTTTTAAATTTTTTTTAAAAAAAATAATTTCTCAGATAAATCACTATATAGGCACGTTAACTAACGACCTAGTGCAGTTCGTCACTACCCATCTGCCACAGGCTCGTGATCCGCGGGTCGTTGACCTCTCCCAGTTCCAGACAAGCGCGGCTCAGGCAGGAAGAGAGCATAGCCATAGTAATTTGGTTGCTGGGGCTTGTAGCGATCAGCTGAATCATAGAGGTCGTGAGAATAGCTGAGACAACCGAAGGCATGCACATATCCATACCTACTAGTTTTTTGATTAAAGCCTCTGTAGCCTCTCTCGTTGCCTCGTAATCGAGTTCTGTCTCGGTCATGTGTTCGACTTGATCGAATATGTCTTCTAGTGACATGGTTCGTGATCCGT